TTAAATATTCCAGTGGATCTTAATTTTATTGTCGTTCCATACGTCTATCTTTTTAATTAACTTTTTTACGATAAATTTCTGTTTATCATAGTCAAGGCTATCAATGTCCTTTATTTGAGCTAATATTTCGTTAAAAGCAACAATTTTATCGTCATTATCCGGCTCTTCAAGCGGTGCGAGTTGTTTTTTTAGCGTTTCTTCTTGAAGCTTTAAATCAGCACTCTTCTTGCTAATATTATCAATATTGACATCATCAGAAATAACGTAGAGGTCAATCAATCTTTGCTGCTGTTTTCTGATTTTAGCTAGTTCTTTTTGAATTGTTTCCACATCAATATCAGGTTTCTTCTTAATCGGTTTCTGTATCGATTGAGGATTCAACGCTAAATTCTTAATTTCATTTATCACAGCAGGCTCTAAGTCTTTAGCATATACGAGCTTGAAAGGACAATTAGGATCCATTATTTTATACGTCCTTGTCTTTTGCTTTGATTTGTATGTGCTAGGACAGTTATAACGAAGTTTTCGCTTACCGTTATATACGTAAGAGTTAACAAAGAGAGTAGCGCCACAATAGCCACAACGTAGCAATCCTGATAGCATGTATTTTGATTGGAAGGGTCTAAGCTTCATATTGAACCGCTTATATGTGGCCGTTTGGCGTTCTTTTAATTCATTCTGTGTCTTGTTGAATGTTTCCTCATCAATAATTGGAGAAAATTTACCGTCGTATGTTTTTCCATCATATCTTATTTTGCCAAGGTAGGTTGGATTGCTAAGAATATACCTTATTCTGGTATCAGACCAGTTCTTTTTATTTCCGATATGCCCTTCTGAATTAAGTGTTTCTTTTATCTTATTAATTGACGTGCCGCTAAGATACATCTTGTAAATTCGTTTCACTATTTCAGCCCTTAACGGATCTACTTTATAATTATCACCATCAATTTCATAACCAAATGCAGGATTATTGAATTCCATGATCTTACCAGACTTAGCGCGACCAACTCTTCCCATTGACATGCGCTCTTTGATTTGCTCACGTTCTAATTGAGCGAACACACTTAGTATTCCAATCATTGCTTTACCAAAGGCGGTTGATGTATCAAAGTTTTCTGAAAGGCTGATAAAGTGAATGTTATTCTTTTGAAAAACATCTTCAATGAGATAGAGAGTATCTTTTTGACTACGGCTCAAACGGTCCAGCTTATAGACAAGCACAGCATCGTATAATCCTGTATCTGCATCTTTGATAAGCTGTTGCATGCTAGGGCGATTGATATTTGATCCGGAGCGACCAGGATCTATGTACTCTTTAACAATCGTCCAATCCTTGATTTCGCAATACTTTTTAAGCTTATCTTTTTGTTCATTAATTGAGTAGCCTTCTTCTGCTTGCTCAAGTGTTGAAACTCTTACATATAATGCTACTTTCATGTCCCTAATCACGTCCTTTCGTACGTATGTTCTTTATAACGTCTTTTTAAACCCGTCGAAATTGACGGGTTTGGTTAATCACCATTTGCCATTTTCTATATAGTCTTCCATTTCTTTTTGGCCCTCTTGTACCCATTTCTTTCGTTCTTCTTCATTACTATGCTTATATCGTTCCAAAGTGATGTGGATAAGCTCCTTGAGTTCTGGGTCAACTATTTTGTTACCATCAACTTCCAAGTCAATTCCACGTTCTCTATCTCTAACTTTGACAGAGGAATTAGTGCTTCCTTCGTTTTTTAGATTGTCATATTTATCCTTTAATTCCTGATATATTCTGTATTCCAGATGGTAGTCAATTATTAAATTTACAATAAATAGTGGTACTATAATCAATAGGATATAGAGGAATGGAATGTTCCATTTAGCAAAGTAAGAAATGCCCCACATGGCGAGGACAATCCCGATTACTGCGCACCAAAATTCACAAACCGATTTTAAACTTGGAGGAAAATATTTATGTTCTTTAAAAGGCAATATAGCGTCGACTCCTTTTTAGCTTCATTAAATCACTGGCAAAAGGTTAATTTATATACGGTGCTTACATTAGGCCAGGATAATATTTCGTATAAGGCGGCTAAACATAAAGCAATTGTAAGTAATGATGATGATCTTAGATTTTTATTAAGAAAAGCACTCAACAGTCCGGATACAAAGATGTAGTCCTTTCCTCGGAGAGGGCTTTTTAATTATTAGTCATAGAACCGTCTGGATAAACATCAACGCTTTGAGCTGTTCCAGTCATGGTTCCTTGGGTTGGGTCAATTGCCTTTACAAAATATGAGCCATCTGGGTTTTGAATTGGTTGATTAGTATCAGCGTCATACATAATGGTCCAATGGTAGTTACCGTTACCATCACCATATTTTGCTTTGGCAGCATTTAATGCATCTTGTGCATTATTAATTTGACCATTATTGGCTTGCTGTGAATTGCTTTGCTGAGTTGATTGCACAGCTTGTTGCTGAGAACCATTCTGACTGCTTTGTTGAGTGGAAGTTTGGCTAGCTTGGCTATTAGATTGACTAGAGACAGCAGAGCTAGACGAACTTTGTGGTTCTTTCTTGCTTTCCTTACGTACCTTGTGATGCTTAACAGCCTTAGTAGTAGTTACTGATGAGCTACTACTTTTTTTATTTGACTTCTGTGATGCAGAGTTACTGCATGCTGTTAATGAAATACCAGCTAATAATGCTGCACATATTAAACCTATTTTCTTCATCTTCAATTACCCCCAAGTAGCTTTTAACGTCGATCACGATTGGACGTAGATTAATTTTTATAGTATTCTCGGATCTTTTCGCTTACGACACTCGCAAGATAGTGTGGCACATGAAAAGCTTGCATGAAATTAGCACTGTTGACACATTGAATTTCAGTTCCTTGGCAATAGAAGGGAACCAATAATTCGACTGCTCCAACGTTCGCTTTATATTCAACTGATTCTTTTCCTGTAAAGCTTGCATGATAAAAGACCACATCTCCAACGTCACCATGAATAACGTGGGCAAGCTCATGTGCTAATTGAAAAATTAGTTCTTCGGGTCTATGCCAATCAAGATTCATTACTACACGTCTATATTCATAACTACTACCTGGTGGGGTAGTAGGCGAAAAATGTTTCCACTTAACATCAATATGATATTCTTTAGCTTTTTCTAGCAAATAATCGCAAGCTTCTTCTGTTTGTTGATATATCATTCATCATCACCACGCAATAAACGTTTCATATATTCTAAATCCTCAGGCGGAATTTCCCTCCCTTCGAACGTAAAGACAGTATCTTTCGCTGCGAGATCAGCTGTATTTTTGCTATCTGAGTTACCAGTTAAATAGTCTAAAGATACATTGAGATATTTAGCTACTTTCTCAAGATTCTCAGTTTTGGGAGATCTAACGTTCCATTTAGAAATTTGACCGTTCGATATTCCAGCTTTGCGCTCTAATTCAGCGATGGTAATTCCGCGTTTACTTGCTAATTGTTTTATTCTCTGAGCTAAATCCATTGCTACAACAGCCTTTCATATAATTTTTTTAGATTAAATAGTCAAAAGACTATTTTTATTGTTGACAATTAGTCAAAAGACTATTATAGTATTACTTGTAAGTTGATTAGCAAGTACTTACACAAGTTGACGATAGTCAAAAGACTAAAAGCATTCAAATTAAACAAACTTATTTGTAAGTTTATTTTTTTAAATTAAGAATAGTCTAAAAACTAATTATTGTCAACAAATATCGACAATTAACTAAAGGAGGCGATAAAAATGTCAGGTCTCACATATAGCGAACGAATGACAATTCAATTATCGCGAAATAAAAAAGCTGGACTTCAACCGTCAACACAGCAGGCTATTGCTAAAAAATTTGGGCTTTCAAAGATGTATGTTAGTTCTGTTATTGCTGAAAAACAGCATGGTGAAAAATCTAATGCATGGCGAAAGAAGTTTGCTATATATGCTGGAATGGAAAATTAACATTTAAGGAGGCAATCAAATGAAACCACAATTATTTAATTTCAACGGACAACCGACTTTGGATAGTCGGGAAGTCGCCAAGATGATTGGCAAGAGTCACAAGCACTTGATGCGTGACATTCGCCAGTACATCAAAGATATGACCCTCGGTCCAAATTTGGACCCAGCCCAATTCTTCATCGAAAGCAACTATAAAGATGCAAATGGCCGATTCCGTCCATGCTACCTGCTGACTAAGAAAGGCTGCGAGTTCGTAGCCAACAAGAAGACGGGTAAGAAGGGAAACCTATTCACCGCTCAGTACGTCAGTTTGTTCAATGATTACGAGGATCGGCTTGTCACACGTCCACAGTACCAGATTCCACAGAACATGGCGGAAGCATTACAACTGGCAGCCGATCAGGCTAAGCAGTTGATGGCACAACAGCCAAAAGTTGACTACTACGATAATCAAATGCGCAATCCGGGACTTATGACCGTAACCGAGATTGCGAAGGATTACGGAATGAGTGCTAAGGATTTTAACAAGTTGCTTCACCAGTTTGGCATTCAGTATCGTCAAGGCAAGCATTGGGTACTTTACCAAAAGTACGCTGACAAGGGCTATACGCAATACGAAGCATTCGCCTACAACGATAACAAGGGTGTTCACAACAACCTCAAATGGACGCAGAAGGGGCGAAAGTTTATCTATGACATATTGAAGGAGCAGGGGATTGTTCCGAAACTAGAGCAGATGGAACTATTACCAAACTAGGAGGTGATCAGATGAAACAAGAAAAAGTAAAGCAAATTGCCGAAGCAATGAGTGGGCTCAGCTATCGCGAATTTGAAGAAGTAGCAAGTGTTATTGAAGCAAGCTATCACGTAACAAAAAAAGAACTGACCTCCAAAGAGATCAGTTCTGCAATCAAGAACGTGCATTAGTCATAAACGATTTGTAACAGATAAGGACTAATGCGATATTCCTTGCCCTCATAAATCAGTTCTAGATAAGGCAACTGATATGCGGAATTAAACATGTCACGCTTTTCTGGTGCGTAGATTTTGGCATTTTCTTCCCACCAGATTAAAGGTGATTTGTGATCGATACCAACTTCGCAGTTTGGATCAGACGTTAAATCGGTCCAACCCATTGGGGCTAAATTGGCATAGATGTGTTTTTTAGGCTCCATTAATATTCACCTCCTTTCGTTAGGAGATGTCTTAATTATAGCAAAAGAAAGGAGCTGATCAGATGGAGATAATCAACGTAGACAAGGACGGGAACGTTATTCCTGACCTTTCAAAAAAGACAATACCAAAAGATTTGAGCGATGTAATCGTTGAAATGATCTACGAAGCACGTTCTAAGGAGGTGAGTTGATGTTAGGACTAGCAATCCCATGGCTCGTGATCATTGCTTGCTTCTTAATTGGAGCAATCGTCAACGTCATTGAAGGCGAAAAGCTGAATGTGTTGAAAGAGAAGTATCGAAAGAAACATTAAGGAGGCGATTGAATGAATGAACCAGCTTTAATTTGCACGGGCTTAACTGCTGCAATGTTAATCTCATTGTTTTACGGATCAGGACTATGCTTAGTCTTTGGATTTGTCTTATTTTGGCAAATCTTAGGGGCACTCGGTGATCCAGATAACCCAAACAAAAAAGCCACCGGATCCGACACATCCGATGGCAATAAGTAACTAAGAAAATTATATCTAAGGAGATTATAGCATATGAACGAATTTTATAAACAACGACTTAAAAGAATGCAAAAAGTTTTAGCACGTAACCTCTATAACGTGAATCTGATTTTAAGCGATGGTGCTTATGATTATGACATAGCACGAGCAATGGCATATCTGTTAGACGATCTAGATAATCAGAGCGATTTTAAGCAAGACGCAAAAGAAGTTGAAACCGAAGCTTACCGTTTAGCAGAAAGGAAGAAGCTAATCCATGAATAATCAAGTGGAATTTGAAGCTGATAAAGCTGCTGCAATTAATCAGCGCTTACGGCAGTACAAGAAAAATAAGAAATTAATTGAAGAAGCAAAGGCTTCTGAAAAGGCAGAAATTGATGAAGTTAAAAACTTTTACGAAATCAAAATAAAAAGGGCGGAAGACGATAATGCCGTCTTAATGACAGAACTGCTTGGATTCATTGACACTGAGCATGGTCAAACGTCTGTATCAACATCAATGGGTAACGTTCAAGCAAGAACGACCAGTGATAGTTGGAAGTGGGGAGGTGCTGTTGCACAAAGGAAGGCAATGAAGCAGTTACCTAGTGATTTACTCAAAACAGTCACCGAACTTGACAAAGCAAAGATCAAGGGAGCTACCACGATTACAGATGACGGAAAAGTCATACTTAATGAAACGGGAGAAATTATTGAGGGATTATCTGGTGTAAAGGGTGGCAAGAAGCAATGTGTCATTCGATTGGATCGGTAGGTGGTAAGTTATGAAGTTCTATAAAGCTGGAACGATTCCAGAAGTACCTAACATGTATTTCATTTATGGTGATGGGGGAACAGGTAAGACAAGCCTGCTTAAACAGTTCAATGGGAAAAAGATTATTTATAGCTTTGATATGTCAACTAATCCATTGAGAGGACAAGAAGATACTGATTTTAGAATATTTGAATCTTCAGATGCCCCGAATATTAAAAATCTAGTAAGTGGATTTTTAGGAAAAGACATTAAAAGCAATAAGTATCAAGTTATTTGTTTAGATAATATTTCATCGTTACAAAATTTAGTTTTAGAAAATATTGATAATGCTTCTAAAGATAATCGACAGAATTATCAAAAATTACAGTTGTGGTTTAGAAGCATGGCGATGTTTCTACGTCAAAGTAATATCACTGTTTATGCAACAGCACACCAAGTAGATAACGGTGCAGGAGGACTTACCGGAGCAGGACGCTACGGGGCTGATATGAACGAGAAAACGTTTAACGCGTTTACTAGCGTGTTTGATTTTGTCGGACGGCTATACGTCCAAGACAATCAACGTTGGATTGATTGCAACCCAGAGAGCGGTAATCACGGAAAGAACAGAATTGATGATCGTAAGAAATTTCATGCAGAAGAATTAATTGAATCTAAACAAGAAGAACAAGCAAAAGAAGAAGGAGCTGCTTAATTATGAATAACCAACAACCATTATTTGTCACTAACCACAACAACACATTCGGCTCACAGGTGCCTGATGAAGCAGGTATTTACAACGTTTATGTTTCACCTCAATCAAAAGCTGGAAACTCAAAAAATGGTAACCCAATGGCTTCAATGGATTACATTGTTTTAGATGGAACACAAAAAGGCAAACATATCTTTGACCGCCTTGTTTGGACAAATACTTCACAAGAAAATCACGATTTATCAATTAAGCGATTTAATACTCCACTGATTGCAGCAGGATACCAAGATAACGAACCTGTCTATTCAATTCCTGATTTTGTACAAAAAATGGCTCAACAAAAATTAGCCGTTGAAACTGAATGGCAAAAGAGTGATTACAACGGTAATACCTATTTAGTAGTAACACGTTACCGCATGTTACAAGCGGATGGAAGCCAACCAAACGGGCAAAAGCGTCCTCAAAATAACAATAATCAAACTAACAACGGCTTTGGCACTACTAATCAAACAAATGGTAAACAGCAATTTAATAATAACAACGGTGCTCCAATCGATATTGGCAATGACCAACTACCATTTTAAGGACTGATCTAAATGCCATCAATGAAAGTTCCTGCAAGAGTTTATGTTCAAGAAAAGAACGGTAAACGTTTCGGAATTTCCGAATACTTGGGAGAAGTCAACTGGGAACATGTAGCCAACATCAATGACGGCAAAGTTCAAGGTGTACCTGCGATGGTCACTTTTGTTGATAAACGTGAAATAAGTGAGTTACAACGCCATTTTTACTATGCGTTGCTAGGTGACATTATTAACTGGTCTGGAGAGAGCAAAGAAATAATTGATGAATATTTCCACAATCTTTACTGGATCAAGAATGACGGTGAAGAAATCAGCTTAAAAGATGGCTCATCTAATAGCATGAGCGACGCTAAACGATTAATTGATTATGTGATTGATTTTATTTTTGACAATCAAGTACCAGTTAAGAAAGGATATGAACTCTTGCCAAGAAATGAAGAACATTTTCAGTATGAATGCTTAATGCATAAACAGTGTTTGATTTGTGGACAGCATGCAGATTTTCACCATATAGATACCGTTGGTATGGGTAACAACCGCAATAAGACAGATCACACTAAACACCGTGCAATGGCGTTATGCAGAGTTCACCATACAGAATTCCACAAGATAGGTATTACAGAGTTCTGTAAGAAGTATCACCTTACAACCGTAGGAATTAAATTAAGCAAAAAAGACTTAAAAAAGATAGGAGTTAACGGTAACTATGAGCAAACTATTACTTGATGAAAGACCGTTACAAGTTCAGGCATCGTTAGCTGGAGCGTTGAAAAGCTTAGACGAAGCTGTTATTCTCCAGCAGCTTCACTATTGGCTTCAACGTTCTAATACAGTAAGAGACAATCACAAATGGGTCTATAACAGCATGGCTGATTGGAATAAACAGTTCCCTTGGCTTTCTAGAAAGGCTCTATCGAACCACTTTAAGAAATTAGAAAAACGAGGACTAATTATTACAGGCAACTATAATAAATTATCTTTTGACAAAACAAAGTGGTATCGAATTGACTATGACGCATTTTCCCATTTGGAACAACGATTGGGTAGAAACTACCCAACGAATGGGAAGAATCTACCCAATGGAGACGGTAAAAACTGCCCAATCGGAGAGGAAGAATCTACCCAACCAATACCAATAGACTACCAAGAGACTACACAAAAGACTACTACAAGAGATAAAGGGCAGGCACAGCCAGCCCAACCTTCCATTGCTGCACAGCGGCGAGAAGTTGTTGAATATCTCAATCAAAAAACTGGCAAGCACTTCAAGCCTGATGCTGATGGTAATAAGCGAATTATTGAACCTCGACTCAAAGAAGACTACACAGTCGATGAGATGAAAAAGGTAATCGATAACATGTACTCATTGTGGCACGGGGTAACGTTTAGAAACGGCGAATTAGGTGACAATTACTTGAAACCAGAAACGCTCTTTCGCTCATCAAAGATTGATGGGTACTTAAATGCCAACCCTAGCACGGCTAATAATCAAAGACAAAGGTATGGCAAACGTGCGCCAATTAACGAACCTATGCCTGAGTGGTTTAAACGTGAACAAGAGCAGGAGAAACAGGGCAAGTCTGATCAAGGTAATTGGATGGACCAACTACCAGATGAGAGCGAGGTGCAGTAACAGATGACTAAAGACAAAGGAAAAGCTAAGTGGGCTGTTGCTAAGCGTATGGTGCAGATAACCCAAGATGAATGGGACAGCCACAACGTTGAGGCGCAGGCAATCAAATTCGTTAAAACCAAGCTACAGATAGCGATTTATTATCTGTCGCAGCTTGATGAACACGGCAGTAACTACACAATGCCGTTCACTGGTAAGCAAATGAAGGAAGCCTTAAAAGCGCCGATTACAAAGCAAAACGTTAAAGATGCAGCTGATTGGTGCCATCAGTGCCGTTTAATACGTGACAAAGCCTGCACCAATTGGAATTATGAGGAGGTAAAGACAGCATGAATGAGCATAACTTAATTAGTCAAATCAAAGACTTAATTTTTGATACAGAGAATATTGCGTGGATCGGATCTGCAGACGGAAAGCTGGCAATGAGCTGGGAAGAGTTTGATTGTCGTTTCTCACAAATCAATCACGATCCAGAAGAAGCTACACAAGAATTAGCAATCGACCTAGTAATCGTGATGAAAGACGGTACTTGGTATGAGCGTAATTATCAGGGTGACTGGCAACATAAGCGAGTGCCACACTTGGCAATTAATTACCGTCCGTTTACTTACGTTTCAGAATCCGATAGTCCTAATGGCTCATGGCCTTGGAGCACGTTAGAAGAGTTGAACGATGTTGAGGAGGTAGCGCAATGAGTACAGAAGTAAAGCAAGCCATCCTCAATTTCTACGAAGCGGAGGGAAACTATGGCAAAGACTGGTAAGAAACGCTTAATTAAATTTTGGAAATATTACGAGCAATGGTATATGACCTACAAAGTTAATTCAGTTAGAGGAGTAACGACAGCTAAATATAAGCTAGTTTTGAAGTGGTTGAAAAAGTTAGCACCAGACCTAATTTTGGGTGATATGACGCGTGAAGATCTACAGATGTTAATTAATGTTTATGGTCAGACTCATCAAAAAGCAACGGTTCTTGACTTTTACCACCATATTGCTGCGGCGATTGACGATGCTGTTTACGAAGGATGGATCACGGGTAAAAATCCAAACCATAAAATTAAAATAACTTCGATGGTTCAGCCCGACAATAAAGGGCCTAAATACTTAGAAATGGACGAAGTAAGGAAACTAGAAAAGGTCTTCAAAAAAGATCAGATCGGTTGGGGTGACTTCTTTGACTTTAGCCTACGAACTGGTACCCGCTTTGCAGAAGCACTTGGCATTACACCTAAAGATGTTGATATGGATAATATGACTATTTATATCAATAAGACTTTCAACTACAAGTCCAAAAAATATGGCAGTGATGAGTATGGCAAATTTATGCCAACGAAAAATAAGTATTCGGTTAGGATGATCAAAATTGATTACAAGACTTTGATGGATCTACAAAAACATATGGAAGGGCTAGAACCGGATGAACCAATATGGCCGACTTGGTATGCGTCAATTAGCAAGCCATCTCCTGTTTACGGTGAACCTCGAATTTTTAATAGTACGTTTAATACTAAGCTAGAAAGAATGTGTTGGGAAGCAGGGGTTCATCGGGTTACGGTTCATGGCTTGCGTCATACTCATGCATCAATATTAATTGCTAATCGTGTGTCTATTCAATCAGTAGCTAAACGACTTGGACATGGTGATACTGAAACAACACAACGAGTATATATCCATCTTCTTGATGAACTAGCCCAAGAGGATGATAACAAGATTATGACTGTGATGGCTGGAATTTGAGGTGAAATAATGCAATTTGATACAAAAACCGTTAATAAGCTGTTAGAAATTGACGAGTCATATAAGGCTCCGGAAAGAATGCTGCAGCTAATGCTTGATGATCAAAAGCGTCCAGAAGTCTTTAAGAAGTTCCTAGAAGTTTCAACGGGCCTAAAGTTTGACTGGTTCCATGAATATTTTGAAGATGAGCAGGCTGAACGGAAAAGCAAAAAGCAGGATTTTACCCCTGATAGCATTGCGACCTTGCTCAATAGCCTAGTCGATAGTGATAAGTCTAGCAGTCACTATTTCGAGGTAGCGGCTGGTACTGGTGGAATTTTAATCAAGCGCTGGTGGGATGACTGTATAAACGATCGGGTTGGTAATCCACTACATGCTGATCCTAACTTGAAATTTTTGTCTATCTTCACTTATGACCCTAGAGCTTATTGGTACCAGGTAGAAGAAATGTCAAATAGAGCAATTCCTTTCTTGCTGTTCAATATGGCAATTAGGGGAATGAATGGAGTAGCAATCCAATGTGATTCTTTAAGCAGGAAGGCAAAGGACGTTTACTTTATTTGCAATGACACAAATGACTTTTTAGCATTTAGTGAAGTTATCAAAATGCCTCACACTGCTGAACTTAAAGAACTTTATAACATTTCCGAATGGGTTGATGGTTTTGCAATATAGCGATCTTTACAGAGGAAAACATATAACTCAAGAAGAGTTTGAAAGACGTGCATTTAAAATACTTGGTCCTGAATATGAGGTTGGTGAGTATAAAGGAGCTTCGGTAAAAACAGAAGTTAAACATCTTGCTTGCGGCAATATATATATGCAACGACCTTACAGCATTTATAGAGGAAATGGTTGCCCCTATTGTGCTCGTAAACGGAATATAAACTCCCTTCGAGAACGTGGATTTAAAATCGCTAAAAATAAGCTTTCCCCAAACTTCATAATTGTTTCCACATATCAAAATGCAAATAAACCACTTAAGATTAAAAGTTTGGATTGTGGTCATGAGTTTTGGATAGGGAGATTGGCACGTTTTGAAAAAAATATGCATTGTCGGGTTTGTGACAATACACTTAGGAGAAAAAAGCCTAGAGTCCATACAAATGTTGGTGATTTGTTGAGATCAACTCGCCTGAAAAAAGGATGGACTGCTAAACATTTATCAATTGTATCAGGAATTAGTACTGTAGAAATTTCACAGATTGAAAACGGAAGAATAATAGCAACTGATTATGAACGTGACAGGCTTATGTATTATTTGAAGGGATGGTGAGTATCTAATGAAAATTGAAGTAGTCATGATAATGACACCCAAACTGCGTAAAGATCTTCATGCATCTTTCCTTGGGTGCAAGAGAATTAGTCCGATCAAACGTACTCGTAAGCGACAGATTGCTAAGGCAAAGCATATGATGGCTTGTCACGATCAACGAGTTATGAGTGGTCACAGTGGTGGCACAAAACGGCTATAAAACCGAAGAGGTGGAAAAAATGATAACGATTGATTTGGATAGTAAGTTTGCCATCGTCAGTGACGGCGAAGTGCTTAACCTCGTTCAGAAAGATGGCAAAATGCGAAAAAACGGTACTCCATCAGGACGAAAATGGTGGTTTCAGACGTATGGCCAAGCTATTAAGTTCTACGAAAAGAAAGTTGACGCTGGCAAGCCTATTCATTCGTTAAGAGAACTAGCCAAGCAAATTGACAGCGGATATAAGCGTATTGAAGTCATGGTAGATCAAAAGCTGAAAGAGGCGGGAATTGAATGAAATTAACTGAAAAGCAAAAGGATTGTCCGTACTGTCATGTGGGTAGTGATCGTTCAAATTATCCACTTTTTGATGGATATTCGATTAATGATGTAACTGGTAAAAAAACGGAAATTACTGTTCTTAAAGACCCTGAATTACCAATTTTTGTACCATGCTTAGAGGATACTAACTACGAAACAGAATACGACAATTCGACACCAGTAATGAATTATTGCCCAATGTGTGGTCGGCCACTGAACGAGGAGGAAGAATGATGCTAACAACACAAGCTAGATTAGCAATGAAGAATAAACAGCCGGTTAGGTTAGTTGGTGACTTATATAATATTTTAGAAATTAAGCACGTAAACGGAACAAGAAAGATGATTGCTACAATTAAGAAGGTAGGATTGGCTCAGTATGGATATAAGCCAATTGATGTTGATGTTGAATATCTAGAACGAGCCTAAGGGAGGAAGAATAATGACAATACCTAAAAGACTGTCTGAAGCAATGGATTCATTAACTGTTAATCATGAATGGGGTGGAGTTAATGAAATGCCAGAAGAGATTCTTGACCCAGATGATTGGCGACTTCAAGAAATTATGAAGTTTCGTAAGGGTTTGAAGTTGCGAGAACCTAGAAGAATTAAAAAAGCTGAATGGCGAATTAAGCAATATTTCCATAAGAACAATATTAATAATCCTTTTGCTCAAGCTTATATTTTACGAAAAATTGGCACTAAACAGTCTACTATTCTAAAGATTACAGGGTTATCAAAACCTGAATACTATCGTCACGTAGGAGTATTGTTTCGTAATACAGGCTATTACGGACAATTGAGAATTACAGATGTAGAAGTAGTTTTGATGCAAGAAAAATTATATGACTTATTGGAGGAGACACATGAGAAGAATTTTGGGTAATGTTCTAGGGTATGGAACGATGGGTGTTGTTTGTTTATCTGTGGTAATAATTATAGCTGCTCTACTTGGATTTATGTGCTGGTTGACACTAACAATATGGTCACATGTATTTGCGTTCTTCATATAGCAAAAAAGACGCTCTACTGTGAGAGCGCCCTTGTGAATAATATCAAACATATTAATTATATCACAAGGGGAGTAGGGCAAGTGAATAGCATATTTGAAAAGTATGACCGTAAAAAATCATGTGACAAAGCCCAAGCGTGGCTAGAAGAATATTGGTACTGGAGGGACGAAGCACAGAAAAAGAAAATTACTTTAGGATCGCCTAGTTTTGACGGGCAACCAAAAGCAAAGACATATGATCCTGATCGTCGTATGATCGATTGGACAAATGCACAAAACGAATGGAAGAGACGTGAACTGGTTCTCAAGTACATTGCTTCAAAGGGAGACGAGCATGAATTATATGCGCTTATACTGGATAATCGCTTTGTTCATCATCATCGCTCAATAACAGAGGTAAGAATGAAACTGAATATCTCTGAGCGTACTTTTAACCGTATGCAGAAAGAAGCATTATGGGAAGCTGCAAGGATAATTCCAGCCTATGTTTTAGTTGAAAAGTAAAGTGGCGGTACTTTGGCGGTGTTTTGGCGCAAAGTTGGCGGTAGTTTGGCGTAATTTTCAAGAAAAACGGCTTTATTATGGTATTGTCGAATGATTACATAAACGACTTTACTTTTCAAATAACGTGCCCGAGCAAGCCTCTAACTGCTCTACGTATTTTCAAGACTCATTACTATACTCACAATAGGGATCTCTTGTTAAGCGTAGTAAAGTGTGGAATCCGGTAACCAAGCCGGCGCGATGGTGGCAGATGACCATGATCCACGTAGGGTATTAGCTATGGAAACGTTAATACCCAGTAAGTTATAACTTATGTTTAAGACTGACGCTACGTCTGACGATAATTACTTATGTGAACTACACACCAAATACATGCAATAAACCTTCTTAAATGAAATACTCCAATTAAAATAATTAGTGCCAGTCTTTTATGCGAATATGTAGATTAGATACCGAGCTAATCACTCGTGGGGGCAGTTCCCGATATTCGCTTTATCACGGCCTATTAATTTATGAGGAGATGAACGCTCCTCTTTAGTAATTGCATAGTATTTTTTGTCACACGCCGTGATGTAATACAGAGATGCAAAAAAGTAACAAAATTCAAAAACGATTAGTGGATGCAAGCATTTCTGTATTATGCTGACGTAGCTCAACGGTAGAGCGTCACCATAGTCTCCGTTTCGACGTGAAGAAGGCGGTTCGATTCCGTCCATCAGCATTCAAGGCACACCTATTTTTGAATTTATGTGAAAGGAGAAAGCACTACTTACTCGTGTTTCTTCAATATGTCTTGATAGTAGCACTCAGAAATGGGTGCTTTTTTTGTTTGGAGGGATAAATATGATCAAAGAAAACGAACCAGATTATATTAAGCGTATGCACGAAGAACTGGACACGCTGGGTCTTCGTATTGAAAAACTAAAGGCATTCTACAATACACGTTATATGCGCCGTTTACCAGAGTTCTCATGTTATCTGTTAAAGAAACAATTGAAGCAGATGAAAGCATACCGAGACACGTTAAAGCTTCGCATTATGTATGAAGAAAGTGAAGTCAAGGAGCATGAAGATGCGTCACACTAAGAAGTGGGGAACAGTCAACAGCGGATCCGAATTATATATGTTAGCTCATGCTGAACGAACCCGTAAACGATTAGCGAAGAAAAAGCCGACAGGTCAACGCTTGTCGGCTTTTAAAGTACATAAAAATACATGAATTTTATCCCTAATTTGCTTGACTATACGTTACTAACGTAGTATTATAATAAGTGAAGGGAGGGATAAAGATTAGAACAGATAGACGTAAGAGATTACAAAAAGAACGTCGAGAAGATATTAAATTTTATCTCAGCATTGCAAGCTTCATAATATCCATCTTGACGTTCTTATTTAAGTAATCTGACACCAGCAAGGGTTCCAACAAAGCCCTTGTTTAGGTGTATATAAATTATACCATGTTCTAGTCTTGCCTGTTATGAAAAGAGAAACTAAGGATAACATTTCAATTGTGCTTTCTATTTTAGCTATTATTATTTGTATTGCCACTTGGATATTAAAGTAGGTGAGTGGCGTGGCAGAAAATAAAACAAGTGAAGCACAATTAAAAGCGGCGAAGAAATGGAACGATAAGAATAAGGATAAGCAACGTGTTTACCGTTACCGTTCATATGCTCGTAAGTATGTACGAGATATTGCAAGCCAGGATGATTTATTAGAACTACGCAAGATGATTGATGAGAGGTTAAGTTAAGACGATAGCAAATGGCTACCGTCTTTTATTTTGCACTGAGAAAGGTGGTGTGGTGATATGCCAAGGTATAGACGATGCAGACAACCAGGATGTCATGCGATGGTACAGTTCCCTAATCATTATTGTGCTAAGCATCATGAACATGAAGCAGAGTACTTAGCTAATAGGCAACGCTGGGCTAGAGCACATAGCAAACAGTATCAACATAAGTACAATAACGTGACACGTTATCGTAATGATACTAAGTCAAAGCAGTATCAGTTCTATAAGACAAGAATATGGTCAGTGTTAAGGCAACAAGCGCTGGACCGTGACCACTATGTATGTCAATACTGTGGTCAACCTAACAGCAAAACAGTTGACCACATCGTGCCGATTGAGTATGACCAACAACGAATGGCAAGCATCGACAACCTAGCCACCATCTGTCGGGAGTGTCACCGCAAGAAGACACAGTGGGAGCAATCCTACTATGGTACCGGTCAAGGCAATCAGCTGAAGTCAGTCCCAGAAGTTAGAAAAATTTTTGAAATCAAAAAACTTTTTTCAAAATAATTTTTACCCCCGCCCCTATCGTCGGGTCAAAAAGAGCGCACACATTTCAATCGTCTTGCGTGCAAACGATAATTTTTAAATTTTTGACCCAGGGGGGCTAACCAGAGCAGAAAGGAGGGCATTGAATGGCTAAAAAGGTCTATTATCAGCAGAATAACGGGCATTTACCGGCTACACCACCGCATTATTTGGGTACTTTAGCTAGTGCCTGTTGGCGTAAAATCGTGCCCTTTTTAGAAGCCACTGGACGAGTAGAGCGAATTGATATTGGATTAGTTGAACAATACTGTGCTAACTACGAAATCTATCGAAATGCCTATCAAGATATTCAAGAAAATGGCATTCAAGCGAAGATTTTCTCATCTCTTCAAGATTCGACTGGTGCCGTTATCGGTAAAGACTTCGTTGGATTTAGGAAAAATCCAGCAGTGGCTACTATGAAGGATGCCCTTAATCAGTTGAATTCGGTTGGTGTGCAGCTCGGTCTTTCGCCTAAGGGACGACAAGAATTGATGCGAATTGCTAGTCACAAGGAAGAGAAATCAATGGCTGAACAGTTGAAGGAGGCTGGACTTGTATGATCGATTTAACGCAAAGCCATGACGTACTAGGTGCATATCATAATATTGGCTTTAATGGAGTACGTAAGGAATTTACTGATCCGGCTACCAAGTATGCTCTGGATGTCATGGATGAGAAGGTACAAGCTGGCTATCTTATGAAGCTAGCCTGTTTTCGTCACTTACGGGACTTACAGCGATATCAGGGAGGAAGCTTTAACTTCTACTACGATGTTAATGAAGTAGATAAGATTCTGAAGTTTGCCGCGATTGCTCCTAATGTTGACACTGGAGAACCTACTAAACTAATGCCTTGGCAAAAATTCATTTTTGCAATGCTATTCGGTTGGCGTGACTATGATACAAACACCAAGCGATTTACTCGAGTAGTTTTATCGGTTGCTCGTGGCCAAGGTAAATCCTACTTAATGGCTATCTATATGGCCTACTCATTCCTCATTGAATCGATGGGGCTATCTAATCAGGACTTTCTTGTAACGGCTGAAAATTATGATCAAACGGGTAAACTTTACGGATACATTGCGAATATGTTGAAGAGTATCATTGACCAGCACCCCGTTTTTAAGAAGCTTGCTGAAGAAGATGACCTGGTAATTCATGAACATACCGGAATTTCAATGCGAAAGTTTAATAACAATCTTAGACCGCTATCGTTTAACGCTGGTAAGTATGACTCTTATCACTTTACGACAGCGGTTTTTGATGAGGTTGGTAATATCAAGTCCCGTGAAGGAACAAAGAAAATCGTTTCTGGACAGGTTAAAGTGCCTAATCATCAATACATTGAGATTTCTACTTCTTATCCTGACCCGTCCGTGCCTTTCCATGAGGAACAGAAGATGATTCAACAAGTCATGGAACAAGACTTCAGCCGGGAAGCTGACCGGACATTAGGCTTGATTTGGGCCCAGGATAGCCTGGACGAAACTTTCAAGGAAGAAACATGGATTAAGTCAAATCCTCTACTAGGGCTACCAAGCCAACATGATATTCTCCTTGATGGCTTACGTGATAAACGTGACGCTGATATGCTTGCCGGAACAGTTGACGACTTCCAAAATAAGAATCTTAACCTTTGGCTGCAAGAAGCTACTAATAGCTATTTGAAACTATCTGATATTGAACGGGCAATTATTCCAAGCTTCGATATTCGAGGTCGTGACGTTTACATCGGTTTTGACTACTCGATGTTCTCTGATAATACGGCAATTGCCTTTGTTTATCCTTATCAAGACGGGGATGGACGGCAAAAGTGGCACATTGAACAACATAGCTTTATCCCGTGGGAAAAAGCAGGTTCAATTCAAGCTAAGGAAAAGCAAGATGGTATCGACTATCGTGAGCTATCTAAAAAAGGATACTGTACGATTACTAGTCACCCACAAGGCTTGATTAACGATGACCAAGTTTATAGTTGGTTACTTAATTATGTTGAAGAGAATAACCTACACGTGATTTTCTTCGGTTACGATGCCTGGGGAGCTACTAATGCGATTAAGCAAATGGATATTAATACCAATTTTCCACTTGAAGCTATTCGGCAACGAACTAGCGAACTGAAAGACCCAACGAAATTCTTACAAAAGATTTTTGTTGAAGGTAACTGCAGTCGGTTAGACGACAAGATTATGGAAAAGGCATTAATCAACGCTGAAATCTATGAAGATAAAATTGGGATTCAAGTTGATAAAGCAAAGGCAACTCTCAAAATTGATGTTGTCGATGCAATTATTGACGCACTTTATCAAGGAATGTATCACTTTGAGGACTTTGGAATTGCTAACGACAAGAGTCAACAAGTTGACCGAATGACTGCAGAACAAGTTAAAAAGTGGTTTGAAAGTAAGGATAGTGGTTTGCTCGATGATTAAAGATATTTTTACAAGTATTTGGAAGTATTTCGATATTATTTGCTTCCTTGGTGCGATATTATTTGCAATCTGGGGATGTTTCTTATTTAGCTTTGCAGTTGGTATCTTCGGTATCGCTGTTGGCTTGATTCTAGTTGGTTATCTATCGGAGAAGATAGCTAGCCTTCAATAGAAAGGAGGTGAAAGCTATTGCCGTTATTTAATCAAAAAATTAGCCCTGGATTATCGATTGCGGATGATACCGATATTCTGCACTTCTTAAATCCTGATAATTCAGATAAGTATGTAGATGCCCGGACTGCTTTGAAGAACTCTGACATTTATTCAATTGTTTTTCAGTTAAGTGCTGATTTAGCAAACGGAAAACTTAAAGCAGACGCGCCTCGGGCACAGGGGATTCTTAATAACCCGACACAAACGAGTAATGCGCACGCTTTTTGGCAATCAATGTTCGCACAACTACTGCTAGGCGGTGAGTGTTTTGCTTATCGTTGGCGAAATCAAAATGGAACTGATATGACATGGGAGTACCTGCGACCTTCGCAAGTTACTCCTTTTCTTTTAGAAGATGGTTCCGGATTGATTTACAACATTAACTTTGATGAACCCGAAGTTGGCGTAATGGAAGCTGTTCCCCAATCTGATTTAATCCACATTCGATTGTTATCACAAAACGGTGGGAAGACTGGGATTAGTCCTTTGAGTGCACTAGCTAATGAGCTACAAATTAAGGACAAGTCAAATAAGCTTACCTTGAGCGCTCTGGGACGTTCTATCATTGCTCCAGGTATTTTATCGATTAAACACGGAGGATTGCTCAGCGATGAGGAAAAGGCTTCTCGTTCCCGTAAATTCATGAAGCAGACCTCAAAGTCAGAAAATGGACCGATTGTAATTGATGACTTGGAAGAATACACACCGCTTGAAGTTAAAAGTAATGTTGCTCAACTGCTTAATCAAGTTAGCTGGACGGGTGCTCAAATCGCTAAGGTTTACGGTGTTTCTGACAGTATTATTAACGGTCAAGGTGACCAACAATCATCCATTCAAATGATGGGGAATGCCTATGTGAAGTCTCTAGCTCGGTATGCTAAGGCTGTAACTGGCGAACTGAATAATAAGCTCAATGCAAACATTAATTTCGATTTACGTTCTGCAATTGACCCGCTTGGGGATGAGTATGCTTCTACGATTTCCAATTTACAGAAGAATGGGACACTGGGCGCTAATCAAGCCGCCTGGTTGCTTCAACAAGCAAACTATCTTCCAAGTGATATGCCTGAAAAAGAACAAACAAAGGTACAAGTTCAGCCAGTTCAAATGGTTTCTTCTGATAATAAACAATCAACGGAAGGAGGTGATAACGATGACGAAGATTAATGTTAAAGGTGCCGTTGTCAGCAACGATGACGCTGATATCTATGACTGGTTAGGTTATGACTGTGTAAGTCCTAATATGGTTGAAGACGTCCTTAATAATAGCGATGGGGATGTTGAAGTTGATATTGCCTCTGGTGGTGGTAGCGTATTTGCCGCTTCAGAAATCTATACCATGCTAAAAGCATACTCTGGCAAGGTAGTAGTTAATATTCAAGGACTAGCTGCTTCTGCTGCTTCTGTAATTGCAATGGCCGGGGATGAAATTAATATGTCACCTACCAGTCAAATGATGATTCATAAGGCCTCAACCATTTCAATGGGTAATGCAGATGATTTTGCACACGATTCAAAGATGCTCGATGTTACCGATCAGTCAATTGTTAACGCTTATGAAGAGAAGACTGGTATGGATCGTGACGATATCTTGCAGTTGATGGCCAATGAAACTTGGATGACAGCTCAAGATGCAGTCGATAAAGGTTTTGCTGATAACATCTCAACTGGTTCTAAAACTCCACAACTGGTTAATGCAATTGGTAACCAACCAATTTTTGATAGTAATGCTATTGCAAAAATCAAAACTGTTTTGGCTAAAGCACGAGATGCCAAGCCTGAAAATAAGGTGGAAACACCTGTAAATAAGAAAGAAGAAAAGCCAACTCCTAGCCTTAAAGACCAGAAGCTGGCTATTATTTTAGGAGATGAAAATTAATGGATATCAATAAGTTAAATGATGCTTGGATTACCGCTGGTCAAAAGGTGTCTGACCTTGATAACAAGTTAGCAATTCAAGCAATGAGCGATGATTTTAAGCCTGATGATAATTTCAAGGCTCTTAAGGAACAACGTGATGCTGCTAAGATGCAACGTGACACTTTGAAGGAACAACTTGATGAAGCACGAGCTAATGAAGTATTCCGTATGAACGATAAGGATAAGAAACCACTGAACGACAAGCAAATTGACCTTAAAGACAAGTTTGTTCGTGATTTCAAGGACATGGTTACTTCTGGCAAGACCGAAGCTGGCAACGCTGGATTGACTATCCCTGATGATGTCCAAACAACTATTCATACTTTGGTTCGTCAATATGCTTCCCTTCAGAACTTAGTTAATGTTGAACACGTTACTACTCCAACAGGCTCACGGGTTTACGAAAAATTCTCTGAAATTAAGCCACTAGCTAACCTCGATGACGAAACCGCCCAAATTGGCGATAATGACGATCCAGAATTAACAACTATCAAGTACCTTATTAAGCGTTACGCAGGTATTACTACTGTTACTAACACTTTGTTAAAGGACACCGCTGAAAACATTTTGGCATGGCTTTCAACTTGGATTGCTCGTAAAGTTACTGTTACTCGTAATCAAGAAATCTTAAAGGTACTTGATACTGCTTCTAAGAAGCCAACTATTGCTAATTTTGATGATATCAAGGACTTACAACTTAATACCCTTGATCCAGCAATCATTGCTACTTCTAGTTTTGTAACCAATCAATCAGGTTTTGCGGTTTTAGCTAAGGTTAAGGATGCTCAAGGTCGCTACATGATTCAACGTGATGTGACTAACCCAGAACAATATCGGATTGGTGGTAAGCCAGTTACTGTGGTTGCTGATCGTTGGTTACCAGATATTTCAGGTTCTCACCCTCTTTACTACGGTGACTTTAAGCAAGCCGTAACTTTATTTGATCGTGAAGATATGTCTTTGCTTTCAACTAACATTGGAGCAGGTTCATTCGAACATGATGAAACTAAAATTCGTGTTATTGATCGTTTTGATGTTGAACAAGTTGATGGTGACGCTTATGCCGTTGCTTCATTCAAGGCCGTTGCTAACCAAGAAGCGACTACTCCAGAAGCCTCTGGCGCAACGGGGACTGGTAAGTAGTGAGGTGATCGGCCATGAGCGGTGAAAAGCAACCAACGTTAGATCCTTTAGTGCCTCGTTTACGGGATATGCTTTACTTAGATGATGATAGCGATGATATGTTGCTTAATTCATATATTAAAGCCGCTCAATCGTTCATTCATAACGCTATTGGCGATGATGTGAACGGCTTTTATGATGATGCAACGGTATCGTCGCTAGTTGAAGTTGCTGTAATGTCTTTAGCGGGGACCTATTATCAGAATCGGTTAGCCATCTCCTCAGCTCCTAGTCATGATGTTGATTTAACAGTTAATAGCATCGTTGGTCAATTACGAGGATTAAGAGATAGCTTTGCTGAAAAGGGGGATGAAAACGGTGTCTAATTATCGTTATCCTCTGTATCGGATGCGTCATAAAGCTAAATTTGGTGTTCCTGCAGAAACTGAAAACGCGATGGGAGTAACTATCTCTGGATTTAAAGAGCTTTTTACATTGCACTATGCAAAGATTCAATTAACTTTTAATCAGCGATATGGTGCATTAGGAACATCACTACACAATAAGATTATTATTGCGGTTCGTCACAATCCTAAGATAAAGCAACCAATGTTTGTAAAATTATCTGAAGATGAAAAGTATAAAATTGTTGATATCTCTACTAACAATGATGATTACATTTCGTACGATTTACTTACTCTCGAAAAAACCGATAAGGTAGGTGGTCAGAATGGCTGAATATGAAGGTATGGATGACTTCCTACAAGATTGGCTCAAAAAAGTAGAAAATATCAGCACTAAACTAACGCCGAAGCAACAGGCTAAAATTACTAAGGCTGGTGCCGACGTATACATGCAGAAACTTCGGGCTGTCACTCGTGATAAACACTATTCATCTCATGATGATAAGACTCATGGTCACGCAGCTGATCACGTTACTGATCAAGCTAAGAGTGTTGACGGAAAGGTTACTGGTGTGTCATCGGTTGGTTGGGATAATTCCTATCATGCGATGATTATGTATTGGTTGAATGATGGGACACGAAAACTTCGTGGAGATCATTTCATAACTAATCTTCAGCAATCTGAAGAAGTACAGGAAGATGTACTTAAAGCTGAAGCGGCAGAGTATCAAAAATTAATACGAAAAGAAGGCGATGACTTATGATGCCAACCAAACGAGCGAAGGCACTGATTGAGTCAGCGTCTTTTCCTATGCTCGATAAGATCTATACTTACAACATTCCTGAGAGTGAAACGGATAACGTTGACTCCACCATTTGTTTAATTACCGATGTCAGAACGAATCCGGCACTTTCAGGGAATCTTGATTTCCATGCGTTTAATCAAGAGATTGAAGTACAGATTTTTTATGCATTGAATGCTTCTGATCCAACTAAATTTGAATCACAACTTCAACATCTTTTTATTCAAAACGGCTGGAGTGAAATTGATAGTCGTGGCCACACTTTTGACCCGGATACGAAGCAACTGACAGTAACTTACTATTTTGATTATTTTGAAATTGAGACTGCTAAATAGCGGCCTTTTTTAGTTTAAAGAAGGAAGGAAAAAATAAATGCTTATTCACGGTATTAAGAAAGCATGGGTAGGCCTAAAAACAGCGGATGGTAAAAAGTTGGCCACCGCCGATTCAGGTTTATCACAAAACGGTATCTATGAACTTGACCACAACGTTTTAGGTGTAGCTAGTGCTGAATTGAAAGGACTAGATGGCTCTAAACTTGAAAAGATTTCTGGTAACAACATTGTTCAATACAGTTACGCTGATCCACTTAACCCTCAAGCAACTATTTCTGTTAACAATATGCCAATGGAAATTTTGTCTAAATTGGTAGGTATGGAAAAGAAGGGTACCGGTTGGCAAATGGCCGATACTAAGCCAGTTGGTTTCTTTATTGTTCAAGCACCATCCATGACAACTAATGATTCTGTTTACTTTGCTTTCCCATCTGGTAACTTCTTGATGGGTGACAAGAAGCTGGATACTGATACTGATACTAAGAAGACACCGGTAACAGATCAGCTTACTTTTGCTGCAATTGATGATCCTAATATCGATGACTTGTATCGAATTTACTCAACTGCAGATTCAGACTGGAGGGACGAAGACACGATGTTTAAGGAACTATTCCCTGATTACACTGCTTCTGCTTCAGCAGGATCTCATGCTTAATCATTTATCTTAATTAAATAATTTATCTGGACTAATTTAGTCGCGTAAGAAATACACAGTAACTTTAATGTCGCGGCTTTATTAGTCTTTTTGGAGGTTAAAGTAATGAAAATTCACGTCGATAAGTTAAAGAAAACTTTTGATGTAAAGACAACTAATAAAGTAATGCGGTCAGTTTATCAATTTCAGTTAGATTCAGCCAAACTTGCAAGTCGTCAGGGCAAGGACGTAGTCGGTATTTTTAGCGACGCTATTGCCTTAATTGATCGAATGGAAGACTTCCTAGTTAAGACACTAGGTCTCTCAAAGCAAGATGCTAAGAAATTAGATGATTACTTCAGTTCAGAAGATGTTCAAAAAATGGCTAACTATGTAGCAAGTCGGTTAATGGGAATGTCAGACGAAGAGATTAAAGAAGACACCGATAACGCCGAGGTAACTGACTCAAAAAAATAAATTGGAAGAAGCGTATTTGGGAGCTACAAAATGCGCTCGAAGACTTTGACGTAAACGAGAAAAACATAATTACTAACCTGCACTGGTCGATTGAGCAATTTGATAACGCAGATTACTATGAGCTCTCACGAATTCTACAAGCGAAGGAACGGAGTGAGCGCCCTGTTGACCCGATTACTTCAATTATTGGAATTCGTGCCGCACAAGCCCAACGAAACCACAAATGATTAGTCCAGATAATCACTTAAAAGAAAGGTAGATGATTCTTATATGGCAAAAGTTCAAGCTAAAATGGCCACTGAGGTTGCTCTTGATTTAGTACAAGCTTCTACTGCTATTAAGAATCTAACTTCAGCGGTTTCATCATCGACTAGTGCTTGGAAAGCACAAGAAGCTTATTTGCGTTCAGTTGGTGATTCTGCAGGTGCTGCCCGAGCTAAATATACCGGTTTGGGCGAAGCAATGGATGCACAACGGCGAAAAATTGAAGCGTTACAAGATAAGCAACGTTCAATGACTTCGATGACTTCTGAGAGTGCAACTAAGTATCTGAAATTAAAGAAGCAGATTGATGCCACTCAAGAAGCAATGAGCAAGCTTGATACTTCAACCGAGGCTGGTAAAGCGGCCGAAAAGAGTATGCAAGCTACAATTGAGCAACTAACCGCTCAACAATCAAAGTTAAAGGTTGGAACTGTTGACTCCGCTCGTCAATATCTTAATTTTGGAAAGCAAATTGACCGTGCTAAGGCTAAATTAGCTTCAATGGCAGCACAACAACAGCGTGCTGCTCAACAAATGGCGGTTGAAGATTCGGGCGTTAAGAAGCTTTCATCTTCAATGCGTGTTCAAGAAGGGCTAGTAAGTGCTACTGTTGAACGATTAAAAGCTCAAGGTCAAAGTTACCAAGCACTTCAAACTTCCTTAAATGGTGCTCGTCAAAAACTTAGTTCCCTAACTGAGATTCAAAGTCGGGAGATGGCTCTTCTTGAACAGACCAAACAACGGTTCGGAGAAAATTCAGAACAGTATGCACGGAATGCAACGAGAGTTCAAGAGCTGGGTACAAAGATTGAAGAAACTCGACAACGGATTAGTGAATTGAATGAACAGATGAGACGAACACCTAGTGGATGGCTAGGCAAAGTATCATCTCGTTTGGATTCAATTCAAGGTAAAGCAGATCGTGTTTCAGTTTCATTTGGTCGAATTTTTGGTGCAACGGCAGCAGCTAATATGTTTACTGGTGCATTAAGCTCAATCACCGGCCGAATGGGAGATTTAATTAAAGCAGGTGCCGATTACAACGTTGAACAGAATAAAATGAATGCGACCTGGTCTACTTTGACTGGTTCAGCTAAAAAGGCTGGGCCGATGGTTGATTCAATTAATAAAATGTCACAGGCGACTGGGCAATCTGTTGATATTGTTAACGAACTAGAACAAGGGTTCTATCACTTACATTCAAGTAAGAGTCAGGCTGATAGCTTAACTAGTTCAATGCTCAATATGGCTGATGCCGTAGGACTTAACGGTGATCAGATTAAGGCCGTTGAACAGGATATGGTTCACGGTATGGCTACTGGAAAAATTACTCAAGGTGAATTGAACCAGATTGGTCAATACTTCCCAATGATTGATGAGGCGATGGCTAAGCATTTCCACACTTCTGTGGCTGGAATGCGTCAAATGGCTAAAGCGGGGAAGATTACTTCTAAAGATTTGCAAGAAGTATTTACCTCATTAGGTAATGGTAAATACAAAGAAGCGGCCGATAATATGATGAACTCATATTTCGGGGTATTTCGGACTATTCGTGCTCGTACTCCACAACTGATTGGTGACATTACTAAGCCATTTATGAGCATTAGCAATCCATTCCTTAAATCAGTTCGTAATTGGGTAAACGACAAGTCAACGGATACTGAATTTACTCGACTCGGTAATCAGATGGCCCGGTCAATGAATCAAATTATTAGTGCGTTTGGTGGTTCTAATATTAGTGCTACTAAGCTCATGGATAATGCGATTCGTGGGTTGACTAGTGGAGTTCGTCGTTTCGGTGATATTGTAGCAAGCCACCATACCCAGATTGCTAACTTCTTTCAGGCATTTAAGGCTGGTTCAGCTGCACAGGCAAAACTATTTGCTGCTGTCTTTGTAGACTTATCAAAAGTTCTTCTTCCTGTTTTAGACACGATGGCTCGTTTCCCAAAAACTAGTGCAGCGCTGGTAACAAGTTTTTTACTTGCTTCTCGGGCAGTAAGAACATTACAGGCAGGAATTAAGGGACTAGAAACGCTCAAAATTGCTAGTCAGGCTATTGGAAAGTTCAGTAGTCGAGTAAAGAGAATTCCTAATCGTCATGTAACAAAAATGCAGGTTGATGGCGCTAGTTCTACCAGAGATTTACAAAACTTCTCAAGACGAGTAGATAGAATTCCTAAGGCTAAAACAACAACACTTCACGCAAATACCTCACAAGCAGTTACAAACGTTACTAGAGTTGGAACTGCTTCACGAACTGCAGCAACTCTTTCAAGAACCTCTTTTAGCATAATTGGAACTTCGGCTAGAATTGCTTCAACTGGTTTGGGCTTAATCGGTGGACCAGCCGGAGCGATTATGCTAGCGGTTCAAGGATTCCAATTGCTTTATCAGCATTCGGCTAAGTTCCGTAAATTTGTTGATGGAATTGCCAATGCTGCCAAATCAATGGCCGGTAAAGTTGGCCGTTGGTTTGGCAATATGGCTAAAAGTGCTGGTAAACATATTAGCAACATGGCCCGTTCTGCTAAGCGCGGCTGGAACAATATGAATCGTACTTCTCAGCAGTCAAGCCAACGAGAAATTAGGCTTCACAATCAAATGGCACAACGTAATCAGCTTGCTGCACAACAAATGTGGTCTAGGTTGAGTCGATCATGGCTTCAAGGATGGAATCGAAATAATCGATTAACTCGTCAGGGGGTTCAACAACAGATTCAGCAACATCGAACAATGGCTACAAGAATTGCAGTATTTAACACCCAACTTTGGACTCGTTCAAGACAAGCATTTACTAAAGGCTGGAATGACCTGCGTAATTCAACTAGAAATGGTACGAATAACATTAATGATGAATTTAACCGAATGAAGGTTGCTGTAGGTCAAAGAGCTCAGCAAGCAATGAATGATGCTAAGAACCATTTCCAACGAGGATATTCAGATATTAAATCTAATACATCTGGTTGGCGTGGTGACATGGCTAATATTTGGAGCGATACTCGCGGAAAGATTAGTAACATTGCTGATAATTTACGCGGGGACGCAACTAATAAGTTTTCCGATATGCACTCTAAACTAAACGATCTAACCAATGGCGGCCTAGGCAAAATGGAGGACGCTTGGCATAATCGCTTAGAAGGAATTGCGGAAGTTGTTACTAATTCAGGTGGGCATATCTTTAACCAGTTTAAAAACGTGTTGAATAATCTAGCTAAACCATTTGAGTCCTTAATCAACGGGATTAAAGATGGTGTTAACTGGATCCTTGACCATGTTGGTGGCGATGGTAAACTTGGTAGTTTTTCATTTCCTGGCTTTGCTAACGGTACTAACGGTCCAATTGAAAAGGATCAGTTGGCCTTGCTGAATGATGCTCCTGGATCTCATTATCAGGAAATGGTTCATCGTGCTTCAACCGGTGAAACCTTCATGTTACCGGCTAAACGTAATATGCTTTTTCCTCTACAAAAGGGGGATGAAGTTCTTGACGGTGAGCGTTCTCATCAGTTGGCTACGATGATACAAATGCCAATTCCTCATGCAAACGGTGCAATTGGCGACTTCTTTAGTGGCCTATGGAATGGAGCTAAGGAACTTGAAGATATTGCAGAAGATGCCTTAAAGAATGTTGTTGGCTTTGGTAAATCACTTTTCACTCACTTTGTCGCTAATGTAACCCCTAAGAGTACTGATTCGCTTAATGGTGGTTTGAAACTTAATTTACCTGGATTTTATGCCGAACGTTTAAAAGAATGGATGAAAAAACAACTGGATGATCTAGGCTCAGATACTCCCAAAAATGGTAACTGGGCTCCAGTTGTTAAAAAGGCATTAAGGAAAAATGGTTTACCTGATAGTGAGGCGTACGTCAATGCATGGCTAAAACAGATTCAGACAGAATCAGGAGGTAATCCCAAAGCAGTCCAAGGAAACATTGGTGATATCAATAACGCCACTGGAGATTTAGCCAAAGGGTTAGTTCAAACAATTTCAGCCACTTTCAATGCCTATAAATTTCCCGGTCACGGAAACATATTTAATGGGTATGATAATCTGCTTGCTGGTATTGCCTATGCTAAAGCTAAGTATGGTGCAAGCGGTATGCTATCTGTTATCGGTCACGGACATGGCTATGCTAATGGTGGTATTGCAACTACTCCATCCATCTTTGGTGAAGCTGGACCGGAAATGGCTATTCCGCTAGACACTATGAAGACAACACGAGCCTGGCAATTAATGCGCCAGGTGGTTGATTATTACGCCGGCAGTTCTAATCAAAACACTCAAGTAGTTAATCAAACTGACTTAACACCGCTTGAAAAACGCTTTGATGAAGCGTTGGCACAGAACCGGCAACTCATTAGTTTGATTGATAAGCTAATTGGTGTGACTGATTCAGCTAATAATCCAACTGCTCGTTATCGACGAACGCAACGTGATATTAATTTAGCTCAAGCACAATCGTTAACAGGGATTTAAAAGGAGTGATTATGTGTGTCGGGTAAAGACTTGAATATTGTTGGTTATCAATATAACTATCCAAAGCTTTTTATCAAGCCACCTGATGGGGATGAAATAGATGCAGAAACTATTACGTCAGGACTTCATTTTCTTGATGATGATTCAGATCCAGTTTTAACAACTACATATACTACTGATACTGGTGTAGATGGTTCTGTATATTCAACGTCACAAATAAGTAAGAATGTAATTAATGCTCGATTCTATCTTAAATACGGTGACTGGTATGATTACAAAATGAAAAAGCACGAAATTGCTCAATTCTTCATGCAAAAAGGACTCTATCGCATTCGCAGTGATGCAGAACCGGGTATTGTTAAGTTTGTACGAGCTGGGAACTTTACGATAAAGAATCCAGAAGATCGCAGCCATGTAGTTCAATTTATGATCCCGTTTGAAAATCCATCCGGTGTCAAGTGGTCTTTGCCTTATAGTGATGACTTGATGAATTACGATCAAAACCTATGGCAATATGGGATGAACCTACCTAATGGGATTGATTTAAAATACCACTTTGTTAATGAACATCATTTTAAGATTTGGAATGCTAGTGATATTACGATTGATCCAGCACAACGGTATGGTCTTAAAATTATTGTCACAGGGCAGACCGGGAAGTTTGATATGGTTAACCAAACCACAGGTGATGAGATAGTCTACGCTAATAGCTTGCAACCAAATGACCAATTAGTTTGGGATGATATGTATTGCTATCTGAATGGTGAATTATGTACTGATTCTACTAACTTGGCTTGGATGAGATTAGCTCCCGGATGGAATGAATTTAAGATATATGGCTATAACAAAGTAGATATAAGATTTCATTTTCGTTTTGTTTATCTTAATTAGGAGGTGGGTCAGATGACAATATCTGTTTTAGAAGCATTAGAACAGCATCGTTATGTATATTTTGGCTTTGAATCACACCCCACAGAAAAGGATCCTTGGCAGGCAACGCCAATTATGGCTTATTCGGATAATCTAGTCAGTTGGGAAGTCATAACGCGTTTAAAACAATTAGAAGGCCTACGCGACGGATTCCTAATTAAGATAGAAAATCGATATTACATTATCGGGACTGGTGCCTTTTATGTGACAACGGATTTTTATAATTTTGAAAAACTTGACTATCTAAAAGGTGATCCTTCTTATAAGAATTTGTGGGCACCAGAAATATTTAAAGATACAAATGGAAAGTATCATATTGTTTACTGTGCAGGGGATGCAGAAGCCGGGATCTTAAATGATTACATTGCTGACTTTGATCCGCAAACTAACAAGATTACAAATGAGGGACAAGCTATTACATTTGGTGATGAAGCAATTGATAATAGTTACCGAATTGATCCTGATATTTGCTTGATTGATGGAGTTTATTACCTAACGATTGGTGGTAACTACATTTTTAGTTCAAATAATTATCTTGGACCTTATCAGAAGTTCCCAGTTAATTTTGCTCCAACTCCTCAGAAGTATAGTAATCATAGTAGTGGCATTGCTGGCTGGATCGAAGGACCCAATATGTTTGTTGATGGTAATAGTGTTCGGCTATTTGCAGATCAAACTGAGGGGAATGGACTCGTATTCCGCTCATCTACTATTGATGATATGTTTAACTGGGCTGATACAGAAAAGACTCGAGCAACATTTAAAATGCGGCACGGGTCTATTTTTGTTAATGACAAAATCACTGCTCAGGTTCCAGCTGAGTTTAACCATGCACCAAAGTTTAATCCTCAAATCACAATTCAAGGGATTCATACTACTAAGCCGGTACCGTTAACATGTTTTCTTAAATCATCTTTCCAAGTTCAATATGAGAATAATCAGACCAACCAGTTACAATTCGTGGCATATAATGATGGGTCACCATCTTTTGCCTTAATTGCTAATGAATCAACTATCGAGTTTAACAACGACCTATATATCATTAAGAACATTGAACAAGATCGGACTGGAACTTCTCTATATACTGTCACGGCGATGCAATATGTTAATAGTGAGATTGGTCGGGTTTTTCAGAAAAATGTCCGTAGTGGCACATTAACTTATTCTATTAACGAAGTACTGGATTTCTTTTTAAACGACGAAACTGCTAATCCATTCGGCTTTTCATATCATGTGTTTGGAGACTTTTCAAAACAGCAAATCGAAAATCTAGGTGGATGTTCCGGGAAAGATATGATTAGTAAAATTATATCAACGTGGCCTGGAACAATTGTTAAGCCGTCTGGGAAGCGGGTGGATGTGTATTCATCTGACCAGTTTTTAAGAAATTATCAACGGCGAATTGTATATAATCACGATTCAACTAATATGAAGCTGACTGAAGACAGTACGGTTATTGTTAATCAGATTACTTGCGTTGGTGGTTCGTATTCAACCGATGACTCAACTGCTAGTAGTTCAACAAAAGCGACTAGTAGCGGCGGAGTGGTAGTCGAAGATGGTTCTGTTCCAATCGAAAGTGGGCAAGATAATACTGCAGCCTTTCAGGCAGATGCTAAGAAGTATTTAGGTGTTCCATATGTATGGGGTGGTCACAATAAGGCTAATCCGTTTGCAGGAATGGATTGCTCTGGTTATGTATCACAGGTTTATCACGATTTTGGAATTGAAATCCCAGCATATACTGTTGCTATGGAGAATAACTTTCGAGAAATTCCACGATCAGAAATTAAACCAGGTGATGTTGGCTTTTATGGCCCACATGGTAGTACTCACCACATTTCCTTGATTTTAGATAAAAACACGCTGATTTATGAACCAGAGCCGGGGCAGAGTTGTAAGACAGCTACTATCGATAGTTTCCCACCGGATTGGTATGGCCGTAATGATGAAATGCAGGCCAAGATTAGTACTAAAAAAGTCGAAATGGCCCCAACCGAAACTATTAAATTAGTTGCCAATTATAATGGTGGAACATATACACCAGATACTGATTCCACACAAACTCATTATTACTTTCAGCCGTTTACTTTAACGGATGAGCATTCAAAGGATGAATGGGGATTACACCCCGCTTCATCAATATTGCAAGATGACAGATTTAAGGATGCTAACGCTATGCGAGAATATGCACGTACGCAGTTAGTGTTGGAGCCATCTGTTTCAATTGAAATTGTTTTGAACACCAATGAAATGCCAATTCCGGGTGAACAAGTATATTTAACAATTCCAGAAGTAGATGATCGAACTTTGCTAGGCGAGACTGATACTCAACATGCTTATAACACTAAAGTTACTTTAGTTGGCTATACCTGGTATCCATACAATCCTTCACAAGGAACTGATAATATTTATCAGAATTTGCCAGCAACATTGTTACACTCACAAACGTCATTAACTAAACTTGAACAATTAGCAAATGCTATGTTTGATCGGATCCCACAAGTATTTTATGGGCAACACGATCCATCAGCTAATCAAGCTGTAAAAAATGGAGCAATTTGGGTAAAACCAATTATTGATCAAACTACTTCTTCAAATAAGACTGATAAAGATTTAACGATTGGAGGTGAGACATAAAATGGCAGAAAATAGTCAGCTCTCAGACGAAACGAAAAATAATTCAACAGATACTTCATCAACTGATGCTTCCTCAGCGGTGATTGGAAATCATGAAAATGCTGTTGTCCCTCATAAAATTAGTAATCATGACAAATTGGTTCAAACAATGGTCATGGTTGACGGTGAATGGATTAATGTTAATGATACTAATGACCAAGCTAATATGAAGGAGGATGTGCACAAAGTTAATAAGAAAGTTGTTGAAGCGCAAAAGGGAATTGTTGAAGCGAAAAATGCAGCCGATTCAGCGGTCAAATATGCTGACTCGGCTGTTAGTGCTTCTAAGGTTAATAGTGACGCAATAGCAGCGCAAAGCTCGGCGATTATTGAAGCAAAGTCAGCGGTGGATAGTGCTACGGCGGAAATTCAGCAATTGAAAGCTAATGCAGCTAGTGATGTTGCGCAAATTAGAGCAGACGTTGCGCAAGTCCAAAATGAAGTTGATACGGCAAAGGCTGCTAACTCGGCTAGTGTAGATAAGCTTAAAAGTGATATTGGTTTAGCGCAAAAGGACCTAGATAATGTTCATGATAGCTTAACTAAAGCACAGTCCGCTGTTGAGCAGAATCAAAAGCTAATTAATGACAGTGTTACTAAGATTAATAGTGATATTGCTCAAAGCCGTCAAGATATTATAACTGCTCAACAGGCTAATAATGATCTTACTAAGCAATTAGATACCTATTACAAAGAAGCCCAAGAACAAGGCAAAACGATTAAAACCATCCAAGATAATCAGGATGGTTTTTCTATTACAATTGCTGATGTTAAGGGTGACGTTACAAAAGTATCTGACACAGTAGATGGATTGTCGGCTGGGCTAAAAGATGCACAAGGCAATATTGCAAGCGTAAAAGCACAAGCTGATCAATTGAACGTCACTTTGACCGATCATAGTAAGAATATTAATCAACTAATCGCAACAGCAAAGGAACTCAGCTCGACATTGAAAGATGCAGACGGGCGACTAAGTAAGGTTGAGCAGACTGCTAAGGAACACTCGTCTACCTTGTCCGGCCTGCAAGGCAACTTAACACAGGTTAGACAGACTGCTGATGGACTTGTTACTACGTTGAAAGATACCCAGGGAAATATTGACCAGATCAAGCAAGATGCCAAAGGGACGCTAGAACAATTATCTAACGTACAAGGTGATGTTACTGCTCTGCAAAAAGATGTTAGTGGTATCAAGCTAACGATTGCTGACCACGACAAAAATATTCATACCCTGCAAGCTGACAGTAAGTCCCTGCACGATGACATGAAAGATGCGCAGGGCAATATTTCGTCATTGCAAAAGACGGCTACCTCATTAGACAGTGAGTTCAAAGATCATAATGGGCGAATTAGTAAGGTCGAGCAAACGGCCAGCGAATTGATTAATGAATTCTCAGATCAACAAGGTCATCTTAACCAGGTTGAACAAACCGCCCAGGGGACTCAGCAGACGGTTGCTAACCAGCAAGGTCAGATCAACACAATCAAGACCGATGCGGCTGGCATACACCAAGCGCTGACAGGCCAGGGCAATCAGATTGCTAACATCAACGTGACGCTAAGCGGTTTGAATACTAAATACGAGGGCGTATCTGGAGACTTAAACAAGTTGAAGGACAGCAATCAGTGGAAGACTGTTACAGGTGCTTTTGACGCTAACCAGTATACTCAAACCGCTCGTATCTTCTACCAAGATACACAAGCAAAGAATACTCCTAATCAAGGTTGGTTTTATCTCATGGTGGAAGCGCCGGAGACCAATCGTATCACACAGAAGTTGATTAAAGACAACAATTATGATTCTTGGAGCCGTTTCTATAACGGTGAGTGGAGTGCATGGACTAAGGGCACCACTCAACTTGACATTGATAGTCTTAGTAATCGTATCACTACGAATTCCACGCAGATTACGCAAAATAAACAGGCTATTGCACTCAAAGCCAATCAATCAACCGTGGTTAACCTGTCTGGAGAAGTGAATCAAAACAAGGCTCAACTTAAAGTACAGGCTGATCAGATTAGTTCTAAGGTATCAAGTAGTGACTTTAAGACGCTTGACAACAAGGTTAGCGGAGCAATTGCACGAATTAACGAAAACGCAACCGCCATTGATCAGACTAACCAGAAGATCAGCTTGAAAGCCGATCAAACAGAAGTTAACCAGATCAAAAATACCGCTTCACATAACAGTTCACGGCTTGATGTGATGACTAACGAGATCCAATCGAAAGTCACCAGTACAGATGTGAACAACATCGTTGACGGTAAAGGCTATGCTACGACTAGTACGGTACAATCACTGATTGACCAGAAGAGTAACACGATAAGTGAGAGCATCGTTAAGCTGTCTAATGATGTCAGAAACAACGCCACCGTGACGCAGGTTCAGCAGATCACCGCTTCGATTGACGGTCTGCAATCCACTGTCGCTAACAAGGCCGACAAGTCACAGATCACACAACTGTCCAATGTGATCCAGTCGAAGGTCAGCTCGACGGACTTCAACAACCTTCGTAAAGCTGTTGACCTACAAACACTAGAATCAGCCGACGCTAACAATTTGAAAACTAACGGACACTACTTTGTCCATAATCTAGCTAACAACCCAGTTGGCGGTTGGGTCTATGTTGACGTAACTGGTAACGGTAATGACCGAATTCGCCAAGACGTTTATCAAGATAACGGAAACAAGCACAAATATCGCCGCTGGTTTGGCAATTCGTGGACTAACTGGAGTGAAGGTGCAACCGAGAGCGAGATCACCCAGCTCCGTGACGACATCAACCTGCGGGTCAAAAAAGGCGACTTGCTGTCGCAGATCAATATTGCGGCTGGCCGGACACTGATCCAGTCGAACAAGATCTACTTCGACGCTGATTCATTTGTCATGAGTCCAAATTCAAAAGCATTTATCCCTAGTGCATATATTACTAATATTAATGCAGATAAAATTACGACTGGAACATTAGATGCAGCGAAATTTAATGTAAAGAATTTTAGTGCTGACAATATTGTCGGTGGTACTTTGAACGGGGTAGTTGTTAAAACTGGTGCTAATGATCGCTATTTCCAAACCTCAAAAGACAATATTTATTGGGTGCGTAATGATGATATGTCTCTTGTTGGAAATGACACATACCTAAATCGTACTAATGGATTAAATATTGCTGATATGAATAATATTCAATTAACGACCTGGGGTGGCGCAAGTGTGAATCCGGATGGTAGTATCGTAAATACATCAGGTAATGCAGGACATCCTAAGATTGTAGTAGACGCGAATGGTAACTGGGATCCTGATGATCCGTATGGCACAAAATGGGGCGGTGGCCCTGGTGATAGCGAAATTGTACAATGGATTGGCAACAAAGAATATACAGCCCTTACTCAAGGAAAAGGATTTACTATACATCTTAATGATGGAAATAATAATTCAAACCTTTCCATCCAAAAAGATAATAAGGTGGGATTCTACGTTGGACAAGGTGAAAACGGTAATCAAGTAAACGTTCTATTTGCAGGAGATGGCTCGGGATTTAACGTTCATGGTAATTTTAATGTTTATGGTGCTAAAAACTCTGCGGTTAAGACATCACAAGGGGACGTAGCTGTTTCAGCTTATGAAACTGCTGAATATTATTTTGGTGATATCGGCGAGGGGCAAACTGGTGATAGTGGTATTGCATTTGTCGGTATTGAGAAATTGTTCAGTGAGACCGTCAATACTAGCATTCCTTATCAAGTATTTATTACCGCTTATGGTCCCGGAAACCTCTGGGTTGACCAGCGGGAGCATGACCGTTTTGTTGTGAAGTCTGACCGACCGAACGTTAAATTTGGCTGGGAAATCAAAGCTAAGCGAAGAGGATATGAAAATACTCGTTTACAAAAAGTAAATTGACCAGAGACAGGCTAAGGGCTTGTCTTTTTATTTAGGAGTAATTTTTTATGGATAATTTAAAAGTTGAAGCAAATGATGTTATTACAGAATACCGTGCGAAGAACAGTCAATTAGAATTTGATAATACTGTTTTACGTCTGCAAGTTAAGAAGTTGCAAAACAAGATTAGTGAACTGACTGTGTCTAAGAAGAATGACGTTAAGAAAGCAAATAAATAGGAGGTAATTTATCATGATGAACATTTATCGCAATCGACTTAGCTATGACTTTGACTCACAAGGTAACACTATTGATGCGATGGTTGGTTTTAACGGCCTAAATGATACTGGCGAAACAGCGATGGCTACGATTAAAATTACAAAGGAAATGCTTGGTGATGGCAAAACTTTTGATAATGTATCAAATAAAGATATTACGGAATTAGCTAAGCAAAAATGGATGCAGTATATTCAACCAGAATCGACCTCAGCACAGCAATAGGAGGGATAGTCCATGGATGACTTTCCACGAATAGATATATGGGACGAACCGAGCCCTTTCCAAAACTCACAAGCCTACGAGCAGAAGAATCATAACTGGGCTGTTCTACGAAATTACGGTGATTATATCGGGAGTTATCTCAAGGGAATCACTGATTCGTGGGACGTTCGTTTTTCAGCACAGATTAATCAGATTCCACAACCCAACGAAGTTATTGACGCACGGATAGACATTTTGGGGCATACGTATCCAACGTTAAAGCAGCACCTTGATGCAATTGAAGTTAATTCGGTTGAAGCAGAAGTAGATACCCAGCACTATGGAGATCGAACGACTTCTTGGGCTAACTTGAAAATCCTTGACCTGTCACAAAATAGTACTGGCTTGTCTTATCGATTAATCGGTTCTGTTAATGCTTCAATTCCGCAATTGGGATATGCTGAATGTTTTATTGAGGATCTGCAAACACAAACAGCTTAGGAGGCGATAGGATGGGGTTCTTGCCAACGAGAGTAAAACTCTTCCAGAAAGATGAAAAGAAACGAAGACACCAAGTGTTTCCTGAAACTGATCTAAATTCGATTGTTGATTTCGACAACTATCGCAGTCAGATGTCTGATGTTGTCGATGACTTGCAACACCAGATTTGGGAATTACAGCGAAAAGTTAATCGTTAGGAGGTAAAGTTTAATGGCAAATAAAGTATATATTAAAGATAAAGATGGTAATGATTTACTTGTAGCCACTGATTGGTCAATTATTAATGGCAAGCCAAATAATTTAGTTACAACTAATCAGTTGCCAACTTTAACTGGTCAGCAGCGCGACGGCATACAATTTGTTAATGGGGCCTACGATTGGGACCACGTTAACAATGGTTGGAACTGTTGCTATCGAATTGCTGATTTAGGCGGGTTTAAGTTAGTAGAGCTACGATTAATGTTTGCTTTAAATAAAGACGTTACAGGTGGCTTAGCTCATGCAATCAAACTACCTAATATTATTAATCCTGATCAGAATATTGAAACGTGGTATGCAACTAATATTGAAGGCACTTATATTCACCATTCAGGAACTGATGTTGATATTGAAGTTCATTCAGGAAAATATCCAGCTAATTCATTGGTTAGTTATTACAATCATTACCTTACAACTAACTAATAGGTGGTGATAATTTGGTACATTTGACAATTGAAGATGCTGCTAGCATCTTAAGCATCGGGCTAGTTTTGTGGGGTGTTCTTAAATTCGGCCTAACTGGTCCATTAGAAACCGCCATTAAAGAATTACGCCAAACCATTAACCAAATGAACACTGATAATAAAGAACGTGATCGTGGAATAAGAGAAATTCTTAATAAATTAGCAAAGCATGATATTAAGTTAGCGTCACATGAAGAACGGTTAAACACCCTAGAGGAGGAACATCGTCATGAAAATGATTAATGATATTGTATATTGGTTTATTTCTTCGGGCACTGCAACGGTGCTTTTTATTTTTGCTTGGAAGTATATTAAACCGGTAATGGAAGCGAAGAAGCTTCACGCTAAGACGGTTCAGGAAAAAGAATTGCTGAACTTAGTCGAATCTCTAGCAGACAATGTGGTTAACAGTTTAGCAAGCAACTCTGCTATGACTGGACATGACAAGTTTAAAACTGCTACTTCCTTAGTTGGGGGTACTCTAGCTGAAAAAGGCTTTGATGTTGATCAAACAATGGTTGAACATGCGGTTCAGTCAGCTTACGAAAAGAGTGACTTAACCCCGACGGTTAACCCGAACACCAAGCCAATTACGGGGGTTGTGATTAATCATGACTAGGCCTTATGTATTAGACGTGTCTGGGTACCAACCCCAGGCAAAATATTATAATTTTTGGCAAAACTGGAAGAATCGTGGCGTTCACGGGGCAATCGTTAAGCTAAGTGAATCAACTTACTACCGTAATCCATACGGTGCTGGTCAGATTGCCGCTGCCCAACATGAAGGTATGCAAGTCAGCGGTTATCACTTCAGTCGGTTCCGTGGAAATAGCCAATTAGCGGTAAATGAAGCTAACTATGCAATTGCAACTGCAAACTCCATGGGATTACCGCACGGCTCCGTTCTGGTATTAGATTATGAAGAAAAATTAGGCTATCGTAGCTCGAACACACAAGCTGCAATAGCCTTTTTGAATACTGTTAAAAGCGCCGGCTTTACACCGGTCTTTTATTCTTACTCCGGTATGGCTGGCCTGTGGGACTTTGAAGAAATTCATCGACAAACAGGAGCGATGTTATGGATTGCTGCATATCCTGTAATGTCTGGAGTAACAGAACCATATATGAACTATTTCCCTGGGATTAGCGATCATATTGGTGCTTGGCAATTTACAGACAATTTTTATGGTGAACACATCGATGCTTCAGTTGATTTAACGGGGGTGTTTACGCAAATGACACAACAAAAGATTACAAGCGGTGGGAATTTAGATTCTGTCAGCTTTGATGGGAATGGTATGAAGGTAAGCGGCTGGTTTGCTTCTGACAAAGCACAAGGTAAGCAGTACACTTACATCATTCTGACAACGGAAGATGGTAAAGAGTTAAGTCGGATTAACGTGGTAACTCACGACCGACCAGACGTGGCGAAGACTTTCCCTGATATTCCGGGTGGTGAAAAATCCGGTTTAGAAGCCGTATTTCAGTACACATCTGGAATGGTCGGCAAGAAACTACACGTTATTTTCCGCTATACAGATGATCCAGCAGGCAACGGAAACTTTGTCGATTATGTATCATTGTTAGACTTAACAAAGAGTGCCGCTAATCTTGATAATGTTGATACGGTAGTCTTTAGTAATAAGCTTCAAGTTAGCGGCTGGTTCGCTTCTGATATGTCATTAGGATTGAATCACCGTTTTTTGATTCTATACGACAGTGCCACACAGCATGAATTACAAAGGATTGAGTATAATCCTGCTAGTCGCGTGGATGTCCAACAAGCTCACCCAGATATTTTTGATAGCGAATTATCCGGATTTAGTGGTCAATTTGATTACTCATCAAACTTAGTCGGTCGTCAGTTGCAAGTGATTGCTCGTTTCTCAGATGATGAACATGGTGAAGGCAATCATATTGATTATTGGTTTGACCCGTTCAACGGTCCTGCAATGCCGGTAATTGATGGTAAGACTGAAACCGAAATCCTGGTACACAGCTTTAATGCTGAAGAAGTTAAGGACGGCTTAATTAGTCTGAAGTTTAAGTAGGAGGTGGTTACATGCCAACGAAGAATTTACGTTCAATCGATAATATCGATACGAATGACATGAACTTTAAGCACCTCGAAACTACTAAGGACATCGTCATCTCTCCGAAAAATGAATACGGTGATCCCCAGCGCCCCGATGTTTCCCATAAATGGACAGCGAAGGTTTCAGACGGTACTAATTACGTTGGTGATTATGCCGTTAAAATCAGTGGTGCAAGCATGGTTGTAGATAGTGAAGATTTTACAAAACTACCTGTTGGCAAATATCAGCTTGAAATATGGGAGCAATGGAATGATGTTGACGGAACAAGTCAACTTTCCATTTATCCGTCACCACAACAGACGATTCCTTTCCAAATCTATACGAACATCACTGACTTAGCTGAAAAGGAAATTAAGAAGATCGGTTTTCAAGACGTGGTTGATCAAGCGGTTATGAACATCGGAATGAACTACGTCTTTAAGGTAAACACAGTTGAACCTGACCAGACCGCTACTGTTGTTCAAGCTGCAGCAGATGGTAAGAATTACGTTACCTTTAATATTCCTCGTGGTGAAAAAGGCGATAAAGGTGAACAAGGGATTCAAGGAATCCAAGGTGTGCCCGGCAAGCCGGGTGATCGGGGGCCTGATGGTAAGCAAGGCCCTCAAGGGGATCCTGGTAAGCCGTTTAGTATTAGTAAGGTTTTTAAGTCCAAAGCCGAAATGAAAGGCGATGGGTTGAGCGAAGGTGACTTTGCAATCATTGCTTCAAGTGTTAATGACCCAGATAATGCTAGCCTGTTTGTTTGGGATGGTAAGGAATTTAACTTCATCGTAGACCTATCTGGTGCCACTGGATTACAAGGACCACAGGGGAAAGATGGCATCCAAGGGCCTCAAGGTAATCCTGGTAAAGATGGTGCTCAGGGCCCACAAGGCGTACCTGGAAAGGACGGTAAAGACGCCGATAACAACGCCATTGAAAAATCACTTGAATCGTATGTTGACACTAAGATGACAGACATCTTTGCCAAAGCTAAAGCCGAAGTCGAAGATGCGGTCGCAAACGGAAAATACTAGGTGGTGATGAAATGAATAATTTATTAACGCTGATTATGACAATTGTAAGAAAAATGACTGGTACTACAGATAAGCTGTCGACAAGCGATGCAACAAGTTTGTTAGACAGCTCTAAAGTTGGATTATTACCAGTTCACAATATTCTATTTGAGAAAGATGATGATCTTAATAACTTCACTGATCCTGGGCAATACTTAATCAGGAATACTGCTGGTACAAGTAATCTTGCAAATCAACACGATCCAAATATCTCAAACGGGTGGGGGACATTGTTCGTTTTTAAAAATGATTATTATATCAATCAAATTATGATTGACAATAATTTTAACCCAGCTAGGGTTTATCATCGTTCTAAAAACTACGTTGATAATAGGGATTGGACTTCGTGGAATAAGTTGGGGGGGGTAGTTAAAGCCGTCCTGTCAGCTTTGCACCTAGAAAGAAGGTGCTTAGCATGATGACAATTAGCGAAGCACTCACTCCATTAGGCAATGGATTCCGTAAGTTGTATGGCACTGCTGATAAGTACAGTGTTGCTGATATGACCGCTTTAATAAAAAATGTTACTGTCCCAAATCTTTTAGATGAGAATCAGATTTTCACTTCATCTAAAAAGGTTCAGGGTCTAACTGTAGATAAGCTCAATAGTATTGCGGGAAAAACAATAGTTTTATCGTTTGATATTACTTGGGAAGGATACAGATTAGACTACAATACGCAAAACAGAATTGGAATGGAGTGGGATGCTAAACTTAATAATGGAAAAAATTTGTGGCTTGGAGCGTGGCTCAAACCTACTAAAGAATCAGGAACAGAGCATGTTGTTGATATAAATAAGTTACCAACTGACGAAGTAGTAGCATTAAGTGAATCGACATTTTATGTTAATGCTAATGTAACAAGTGTAAGAGCTACTAATGTTAAAGCTATAGTGTTACCTCTCGGAGGAGGTCATACATTAATTACATAACCAATCAATCCCTAGTGGCCGTGTGACCGCTAGGGATTTTTGTCGTATAATAAAAAAACAGCGATAGTAAACACTACCGCTGAAATAACTATTTGCCTAGCCACAAGAGCTAGACACGCAACTATGCAAACAGTTGCTTAATAGCCTTTTTGATTAGCTTTTTTATGTGCTTATTAGGCACAATCAAGAGAATTATGCACCAATGATGCAATTGGGACACCTCCCAACTTGCACATATTTGTGGAGTGATTAGTTCCAACAGTGTGCTCAACTATTGTATCATAAATTGATTATGCTATAATAAATACATCAAGAGAATTATGCCGGTGTGCAAATTGGTTTCAGTTGATTACTTAAACCGTACCGGTATAACGTGGGGCGCCCTGATAGGCGCTCTTTTTTATTTTAAATGCTATAATATATGCAACAAAGTGGTTCAAAATTAAGAACGGCATCTCTCATTTGAGGGGTGCCGTTCTTTTTTTACATAATTTCGTATATTAGGTATAACCAGTTTCAATAGTTTGGGGAATCTTTGTAAGTGGTAAGCCGAGTAACAAACCAACGATGAATGATGTGATTACTAAACCAACGAAAGTGTTCATCTTTAGTTTAACAATCATGAAAATTTAGATAATAACTCCGATTAAAACAATAAGTAAAGGCATAATAATAACCCCCTAATGAATAGATTGTTGTTGTAATTTAGCGATGGTCGAATAGGCTGGTGTTAATAATCCCTCAACCTGTTGAAAGAGTGGTAAGTAATTTTGATAAACATTAACCGCCTCTTGATTTGGTTGATAAGAACTGATATCACCAATTAGTGTTTTAATGATTTCATAGTTTTCAATCATTCCTAAACTCTTCATTGCCATGGTGATTGCACCGAGACAACCAGATTCAAATGAGTTCGGGATATTGACCGGACAGTTCAAGACATCTGCTAACATTTGCCGCCAAACTTCAGCTCGCGCAAAACCGCCAGTTGCAGTTACGCTTGCAGGATTACCAACAAGATCACGAACCGCTTGGAAAACAGTTGCAATATTCATACAAATTCCTTCCATTACTGAGCGCAGCATATCGGCACGAGTATGAATGTGGGAAAGCCCAAAGAAACTGCCGCGCGCATTAGCGTCCCATAATGGTGCTCGTTCACCGCCAAGGAATGGGTGGAAGAGCAAGCCGTGAGCTCCGGCGGGAACACCTTCAATAACTCGGTTAGCAAGAGTGTAGGGATCAATATTTTCATTTTTAACTGCGCTAGCGTCAACTAAGTGTTCAACGGCCCACTGATAGACATCGCCACCATTATTAAGCGGACCGCCGATGACCCATAAACCTTTATCCACGGCGTAACAGAAGAGTCGTTGCTGAGGATCGATCACTGGATGGTCAGTTACTACCCGAACACCAGCCGAAGTCCCAATCGTAATGGCAACAGTATTTTGCTTAATTGCCCCCACACCTAAATTAGATAAAGCACCGTCAAAGGCACCATAGACAAATGGCGTGTCAGCGGGGATACCCATTTTTGCTTGCGCCGCTGCTGTTAGGCCAATCGCTTGGGTTGTTCCGTTCACGATTTCTGGTAATTGGGAAAGGTCGACGTTAGCGAGTTTCAATGCTTGATCGTCCCAGTCACACGTATTGACATTCATCATTCCGGTACATGAAGCGATGGAAACATCAACCTTAAATGTATTGAAAAACTGGTAGAAGAGGTAGGATTTGATATCGCCAAAATATGCAGTTTGAGCAACCTTATCTGCTTGTGTCTTATTGAGCCACATAATCTTGGTCAATGGGGACATTGGATGAATAGGTGTACCTGTTTTAGCATAAATTTGCTGACCAGCAGGACTATTCTTTAATTCGTTGGCGACATCACGTGCACGGGTATCAGCCCAAGTGATGACCCGTGAAAGGGGATTGAAATTCTTGTCGAGCATAATCACACTTTGGTTAGCACTAGAAAATGATACCGCTAACAATTTTCCATTTGTTAAATCTGCTTTTTGTGCTGCATCATGAATAACTTTTTCGACTGCTTCGACAATTGCAGTTGGGTTTTGTTCAGCCATTCCACTAGCATCGCGGTAAAGGGAATAACCTTGGCTAAATTGATCTAACACAGTTGCATTTTGGTCATATAGAACTGCCTTTGTAGAAGTAGTTCCAACATCAACACCGATAAAATAATTCATTGTAGTAATTCTCCCTTTATTTATTTGAAAACGCTTTAGTTTATCGTTACACCTAATAATATAATATTCAATGTAAGCGATGTCAATGGATTATTTAATATTAGTTTATCGATTTCCTAAAATTAAAAATAAAAAGTAATTGCATATGAATCTCGAGGTGTGATACTATTAGTTGCTTAATTTGTTATGGTTTAGCTATAAGCAACGATTTTAAGGAGGGATTACAATGAAAATCCGGAAAGCAACAATGGCAGATTTAGATGTAGTAGTAGATATTTTACGTGATGGACGTAACCAGTTAGCTGAGCGGGGCGTTGATCAATGGCAGGGGGATTATCCGAACGTTACCCATGTAAAAGAAGATATTGAGAATGGTTATGCTTATCTCGTTAAAGCAGATGATGGACAAACAGTTGGCACGTTAGCAATTGTTGAAGCACCGGATCATTTTTATGACAAACTCAACGGGGAATGGCTAATTAATACTGAAAATTATGTTGTAATCCACCGCGTAGCTATTCATTCACGGCACGCAGGAAAAGGATATGCATCCAAATTATTTTTGAGTTTGATTGAGTATTTGGAGACCGAGCGTCCAGAAATCAAATCAATTCGTTTAAGCACAAATGAAAATAATATGGCAATGCAACGGATCGCAACTAAGAGCGGCTTTAAAAAAGTGGGGACCCTCCATGGCGCCTTTCGTCCAAGTGAGTTGTCTTATGTTTATGAACTGTTAACAAAAGTGCGTGTAGCATAAAAAAGGGGAAGGCGTTAAGCTTGTAACACCTTCCTCTTTACTTTTATTATTTTCATTAATTTTCTTAGCATATTCGCGAGCGTTGTAAAGTTCGTAGACTACCCATGTTTCAATAAGGGTAATGACACAGATGAGAATAGCGGTATACATGTCTGGTAAAACAAACAGTAAGAGTAAGAAGATCCATGAAATCCATGACCACTGAGTTTCAATTGTGACGATTCGCTGAACTCGTTTAGTAGGTTCAATACGGCCAGATTGATTAAAAATGGTTCGAATTTGGTAAAAATAACGAACTTCAAAAATACTTTCGATAATAAAAATTGCCGTTAAGATGATTAATAAAATGTTCATCATAAATAAGAGTCCCTTATCTTTCAATTTATTTCTAATTTTAGAACTCTTGGACAAGAGAAGCAATTTAGATAGTCAAAAAAAGGTCCCTATCAAAGATTGAGTGATAGAAACCTATTTTTAATTCTACATATCAAGAAATTAAACGTTCATTGTTTTACCATATTCATTATTAATGGTATCAACAACGTCCTTGGCATGCATATCATCTTCAACAACTGTTTCACCATCACGAAGAGTGTACTTTACACTTTCGTCCAAGTTATCAAAGTCTACATCATTACCATCTGCATCTACAAAATTGAACTTCGAATCTTGGAAGTTCTTAAGAGCATCTGCATTAATTTCCATGATTATGCTTCCTTTCGCCATTATAGTAACACTTAATTAACGAAAATTACAGGGTTAGGGTAAAAATATTATTATATTTTACATGAAGGTACTTATTTTCTAATTAACTTATTCGTGTTTTCGCTCATTTTTTTGATAAACAGTTTTGACTAATCCTGTACATAATTTATAATATGAGTAGGAAGAGAATTCTTGGATTGAATAGGAGGAAATAGATATGTCATTGATGCAAAATACCTCAGAAATTAACAAGACTGATAAGCAGGTGTACTTAATCACTTTATTGCGGAAGAGTACAAATATGCCACAATACATTGACCACATGATTTATGAAACTGCAGAAGGTGGTCAAGAATTTATGGCACACTTAGTCGAAGCTTTTTCACGGGCAGGTTACCGGGAAAAGAAGCTTAGCGACGATAAGTACAACCTCGATAACGGACTTGATAAGATCACTTTGCGGGGTTCATACCAACCTATTTACAAGGGATAATTAAAATTGACTAAATTAAAAGAGCTGATGCTGCATTTTGAGGCACCAGCTCTTTTAATTTAATTATTGTTTCGTAATGATAGAACCTTAACATCGTTGTCGTAGTTAGCGCTCCACCAACCTTGTTTATTGACGTAACCAGTTGGCAAGCAGAGAATCACTAAGAAGATTATATCAATGACTGAGGAAATAGTTTCCATCACTGCACTGTCGTTACTTGTAAAAATAAGGGAAAGTAACCAGAAAACCAATACGGTCCAGCCAGTCAAACCGGTATCGCGAACCCGCCGGACACAGATAGCAATTCCGGGAATAATAATAGCAATAGCGAATACTGCAATAACGAAGAGCAAGAAAATTAAGAATCCAACGCCACGATTATAGCCATTCATAATCGAAGTGACAGAAGCAAAACCAGCGATTGCTAGTAAGAAATATAAAATAACAAAAATGATGAAATTAACTAATACTGGCCACCAAAAATCCGCCCGCGTTGAAGTAGCCCGGTACTTAAAGGCGTTTTCCCAGTAGTATTTGTAAGCTTCAAACATACAATTCTCCTCCTTTGATAGGTTTGCTTTGATTATAGCATTTTGGGGGGATGTAGATTGACTTATGATTTGGGGAGGAGAAAAATCCCTAGCCTTGGTAATTTTTTATCAGGGTTAGGGAATTACTATTTTATATTGAAAACTAAATTAGATAAATTGAACTCCACCGTCAATTTGGACAGCTTGACCAGTCATGTAGTCAGATTTGTCTGAAGCGAGGTAGGAGACAAAGTTAGCGACGTCTGATGGATGTTCAACACGACCAAGAGCAATTCCGTCAATAGCGGCCTTTAAGTATTGACCTTTTTCACCACCATTTTCTTCAACCATCTTTTCGTCGATAAAGTCCCACATATCGGTACCCACAATACCTGGGCAATAGGCATTAACCGTAATATTAAATTTAGCTAATTCCTTAGCAGCTACTTGTGTTAATCCACGAATAGCAAATTTAGTTGAAGAGTATGCTCCTAATTGTTCATAACCAATGTGTCCAGCGATACTTGAAGCATTGATGATTTTACGGATTTTATCTCCATCATCTTGCTTCCTGAATTGTTCAGCAGCAGATTGAATCCCAAACAGAACACTATCAACATTAGTAGCGTAAATTTTATGAAATTCTTCGGCTGATTCGTCTAGGAGATTACCGATTTGTGCAATTCCGGCATTGTTAATGTAAGTGTCAAGGCGTCCAAAGTTATCCACAGCAGCTTTTACAAGCATTTCATGAGTTTCCTTGAAACATCACCAGGAGCTGCCACAACCTTATATCCTTTGTCAGCTAATTCTTTGGTTGTCTTGTCTGTTTCTTCTTTATGATAACCATTAATGACCATTGCATAGCCATCTTTTCCTAGTTGTTCCGCAATGCCCTTTCCGATACCACGACTACTACCAGTAATAACAGCAACTTTTTGTTCAGTCATAATAAAATCTCCTTTAAATACAACCTTAATTTCTAGCAACAA